ATTCTTGGAATACAGTTGATGGATCGTCTCCAACACCACTATCAAAATCTTTTAAAAGATCATCTGTTGTAATAAGAACATCAACAGAAGCACCATTGCCACTGATTGTGAATGTCAACGTCTCTTCATCTTCTATAGTAGAATCTTCTCTAATTCCTATCGTAACTTTTGCTTCATTATCTTGAATTACAAATTCACCATTTAATTTATTACCAATAATATCAGACGGTGTTATCCCATCACCTGACAAAGTATAGTATAATATAGATCCATTTGGAACGTTTGTTGTTGTAATTGTGTATATTATAAATTCATCTTCTGGGCAAGTTGTTCTATTCGCAACAACATTAAATGTAGGATTCGCATTTATAGGAGCACTATCATCTGGTGGAAAATTACTTGGAGGAGTGTCATCAATAGGTGCAAATGGATCTATCTCAGTTGGACTAAATGGATCATATGGTTCTTTTAAATCTTTTTCAACAATTGTACACTTAGCAATATTTTGTTTAAATTTTATTTTTGTTTTACTATCTACTGGAGAGTTGTTTGTTAACTTGATAAAGAAACTTTCATCTTTTTCAGATTCATTATCAACTAAAGTTTGAATTTCAATTTCTTTTGAAGTCTCTCCTATAGAAAATCCTAAAATACCATTTTGAGAAAAATAATCAGTTCCAGCAGTTGCAGTTCCTTGAGTGTCAAGTGTTTTAAATGAAACAGATGATGCTATATCAGTAAAACCATCTCTAGTCACTGTAAATACTGCCATGTCACCCTCTGTAACCTCAATATTATCAATATTGTAAATAATTTTAGGTTCTCTGGTATCTGTACCAGTTAAAGGAACTCCTCCAATAAAATCTACATTTGTTACTTCTAATGGTTGTCCTGTAAATGCTTCTTCACAAACATATTGTGTATAATCAGCAGGAGTATCACCAAATAAATTATCAATTTTACTTAATAAATCATCTAAAAAATCTTTATCATCACCATTATTTTTCTTAGATCCATCACTGCATACTGTTTTCTTTGCACATTTTTGATCAGGACCTGTACAAGAAATTCCAAGAAGTTTTAAAATGTAATTTATTGCATTTCCAATAATATTAAGTCCATCAGCAATAGCACCTAAAATATCTTGTAGAGGACCTAGAATTGATTCTAATAATCTATTCAATAATTCATATATTTTTGATATGATACCATTTACAAATTCATCAATATGACATATTGCTGCACGATAAACTTGATTGATATAACTCATTAAAACATTTGTTAACCATTCTGCTAATCTTTCACCTAAATCCTCTATCTTACAACCTAGATCTTTGAGAAGTTTATTGAACCATTCTGTTACAGGTGTTAGTGCATTACCATTTTCATTTGGTCTTAAAAGTGCTTTTACTAATTTGTTTACCGCTTTTTGTAATAGTGAAATAATATATCCTTTGACTCTTGCCAAAAATTCCCTCATTACATAAACTGCTTTATTTACATATCTTCTAGCATTTCCTGTAGAACTATAAAGTCCACCTGTATATTTACTAACGTAAAAATCGCCAATATTACCATCACTTGCTTGTATATCTGCAAGCATTTGACCAACAACACTTTTCATTTGAGTTTTTAGGTCAACATCATCACATTTTTCTCCAGTAAGTTGACACCAATTCTCATCTTTAAGATTTTTATCTTTATTACCAGTATCTACTCTTAATTCTCCATCACCACGTGTAGTTCCATCACCAGGACCTCCATTTTGTTTAGAAGTATCACCATTAGCAGGATTTCCGTCTGTATATGGATCTACCGCAAGTTTTCCAGTTCCATCACCAGTTTCAAATCTTGAATTAGAACCGTCTCTATCTACTGTCTTTTTTTCAGTAGTAGATCCTGGCGTCTGTCCAATAGAACCTATAATAATAGGTTTTTGTTTATCACTATCCAAATAAAAACCAATGACCCAACAACCTGGCACTAACTGAGCAGCAACTCCAGTTATATTGCCAGGTGCGAAGGGTGCATTGACAGGCATCATTACGTTTGCCCATGGCAAATCAGCAGTAGTAACTATCTCTTGCGATTTAGGGTGTTCCCCAACAATTGCTACTTTATATCTGTAACCACCTTTGTTGTTTTTTTCATCAGCGGTAGTTGCTTCAATTTGACCAACCCACCAAGCAAATCCATCGTGACCTATACGATGACTTGGCACAAGTCGTGATAACGCCTCATCTCCTAACATATTTAATCGTCATATATTAAGCATTCTGGTTCATCAGGATGTACATCACAAAACACCTCTAATACATTAGGATCGTGATGATCTCCTGCTTTAATCTCATCTTTATGATGTTCTACATACTCTTCTAGATCATGCAACTCATCTTCAATATGACCTCGCATGGGTTTTGATGTTGTAGGATCGGCAAGGATTTCTTTATCCTTTGCGATATGTTCTTCAATTGATTTCATTGTATTTTCCTCCGTACAGTATGTACAATATTATTTATCTCCCTTATCAGATGGATCAGTTTTCATTCCATAAGAGTCTCTAAACAATTGTAGCGTACTTTTCAATATTCCGTTAGTTCCTGTTGTGAAATCAAAAAGATGTGATATTTCCTTAACAAGATAAATTCCACTACTTTCTTTATCCCATGGTTTTTTCAATCTCTCTTTATCTGCTAACTTATTTGTTATCATTACATTGACTTTATCTCCAGCAGAAATAAAAGGATTGCCAGGTATGACCAATTCTGCTTCTTGATTTGTAAGTAAATCATATCTAGCAATAGATTGTGAAGCATAGTATTTTACCCAATCTGCATATTTGTTAGGATTTTCAGTATTTTGATTAGGATCCGCAACTTGAGGATCATTGAACCATGCTTCATGATCTAGAAGAGCACTCATTATTCTTGTTGGTTTAGAAGACAAATCTAATTGACTCGAAGGTATTGGCGATACATTTTCTTGTTTTCCTAGATGTGACATGCTTTTATAACTATCTTTAATGTTATAAGTATATTCTTCGTATTGACCTGTAGAATAGTTAAAAAATACCATCAATGATGAATATTTTCCTTTTCTTAAGGAAGATAACACATCAACTTCTGTTTTAAATGTAAAATTTTCTATTAATCTTCTTTGATCTGCAGAGACATCTGTATTAGCAATACCTTCTACATAAGGACCGAAAGGTTCAGAGTTTAAATCAGGTGCAGAAAATTTACCTCCTTGTTCATCACATAATGCATCAATAGAATAATAATTATATCCTCTTCTAGATTCCCAAAAGAAATACCCAGCACTACCTTTTATTTCTTGTGTTGTTTTAGTTTTTGATCCTCTTATATTCTTTTTTACATTCTTATATACTGCCTTGTTAGAAACTGATCTTTTTGTTAAATTTGCTATGATGTCAAATGGTCTTGATCTACCTGGTAAATGCCTCACTTCAAATTTTGTTTTTTCACTAAAAACTTTTTTACTAGATTTTAATTCTTTTCTGATGAGTGATGTAACTATGTCTGTAGGATCGCCTGTTTGTAATTTTTCTACTCTAACAGTTTCATTTGTAAAAACTTCCTCAGAAGTCAATGCTAAAATGTATAATTGTTGTTTATTCTTTATAATTCTACTAACAATTTTAAAAATTTTAAATTTGTATCTTATTGGTTCTTTTTCCCAAGTTGTCTTAAGTTTGATTTCAATATTTTCGCCACCCTCAACAGGAAAAGTATTAAGAAGACCTTTTGAGTCACTTATCATCATAGTTGCTCCCATAAATGGAGAAACTATACTTTCATGAACAGAAAGTGAAGCAATCATATCCCTTTCTAGAGCAGTTGGTTTGGTATCATCTCCTTTAGAAAGAGTGCACGATATTAACTTAAATTCCGATGCGTGTTGTTCTTTTTCTGACATTATTTGGTAGATAGAGAATAATTGACCATAAATGCATCCATTCCTAGAGAAGCAAATGGAACCGATGCATCTTCACCACTACCAACTTGTCCGCCACTACTATTATAGTAATTATTATTAATGATTGTAGGAGTTACAACTTGTCCACTGCCAAGAGGAGTAGTTAAATTCATAGTATCTCCAATATTAGCAACATTACTATTCATATATGCATCCATTGTTCCATCAGCAAGTGCTGTTGGTTTCATCAACGCTGCCATTATTGCTGCTTTTGGATTCGTTAATAATCCAAGACCTCTCATAACACTTTGTCTAATCAAAGGTGTAGGACCTGTTTGAAATCCACCTGGTATTTCATTACCTGGTTTTCCAGTTAAAAAGTTTTTGACTGAACCATAACCTGGCATTCCTCTAAATGGATTCCAACTACCTTTACCAGCACCTTGAGTTCTTTGTCGTTGTGCCCAATCATCAGATATTAAATCTTTCCAACTCATTTTACTCTCATTCGGTTTCATCCCTTTATTCCACCAATTAGAAACTCCAGATGTCATTCTTTGGAAAAAATTCTGACCACTAGCATTTGGTTTGAATAAATTTGCTGGATTTATTTTCTGTAAAACATTACTCACATTATTTTTTACATTAGATATAGTTTCACCTAAACCAGTCGCCAAACCATCAAATAAACCACCTGATCTTGCTGATCCGATACCAGAAAAAACACCCATTCCTAAATTTTTCACGAAATCAGCCTTTTTAAGTTGCATAGCATCCATAACACCCATACCAAAACTGGTGAATGTTTTCTTATTTAATGGTAAAACTGCTTCATCAGATCCACCTTCTCCAACTAATGATGGTAAACCAGCACCGAGCATCATTGGTAATCCTTTTCCTCTCATTCCTTTAACAATACCACCCTGTGCCATAGGAGTCATTCCCATGTCTCTTGCAAGTAAGAATCCATCAATACCAAAACCTAATCCTGTACCAAGACCTGGTACTAATCCTAACATACCAGAACTAAATTCTAAACCAGCACCTAAGAAATCACCTTTTCTCAAACGATCAATCGCAAATGCTGTTCCTAACACTGCACCAATAAGTGGTATTTTTTTCAAAGCACTTTTACCACCAGCTTTTCCTAATGCTTTACCAACCATTGAGTTTTTAGCAGCAGTTTTAGCACCTTTAATGAATACATTATCCGCTACTTCTGAACCAAATGCTTTTCTTATTCCATTAATTGCATCAGGTGCTGCTTCTCCCATTTCAAGTCTTCTTGCAAAATCTGTTAAAACAACAGCTTCTTCTAAATTCTTAAATTTGACATTTGGATAATACTTTTTAATTGCTTCAGCAATGCCCATTTCTGAGAATCCTGCAGCTCTCATTGTTTTAGGTCTCGATGAAGGTAATCCAATTCTAGTCCTGTTCATATATCTTGCATAATTTTCTTTACCAGGCGATAGTCCTAATTCCTTGAAAATTTCAACTTGTTTTCTGCTATACATTTTTCTGCCTTTCTTGTCTCTCAAGGCATTGAATATATCAGCATCAATTAGAGAATCAGCTGATGTTCCATCTTTAAGTCCTTTTACCCTAGCAGAAGCGTCCAACATTTCATCTGCAAGATCAGCTTTTCCAGCAGCTTGCATACTCATCATAAAATCTAATTGTTTTACACCAGTTGTAGTTGCTGATACTGCTCCTGCACTTTTAGCAACCATTTCTGCTGTATCTACTGCTTCATCTCCTCCAGAAAGTAATTTTGACCACACACTTCTGGATGATGGATCACCAATTAATTTTGCTACGTTTGCACTAACTTTAGCAGGATTTAAACCCTGTTGTACATAAGAAGCAGCTTTTAATACATCACCACCATAAATTCCAGTTTTAGCACCAGTTAATCCTGTTCTCGCAAGTCCAGTAAGTTTACCAGCTGTGCGTGATCTTGAAAATGATGCAAGACCCAAGGATCCAAGAGATGAGATAGCTGAAAGTCCACCGCCACTTCCACCAGATCCACCAGCACCACCTGGTGTAACATTGATCATTCCACGACCACCGCCAGCACCACCAAATGATGCTCCTCCTATACGACCACGACCACCAAATCCACCTCTTCCTTCTATTGATTTTTCTTCTCTCGCTAATGATGCTCTTCCTTGAGCCTGTTTCTGTTGACTTTGAAACATTGCAAAAAGGTAACCATTAAACATGGTCGCCTTTGCCATATCAGCTTGATTTTGAGATAATTTGTTTAATACTGTCCCTTGTCTTTGTATTGCTCCTGCAACGTCTGTCAATCCTTCTTGTACACCACGAAGTCCTATAGCAAGTGCGTTTGATAGAGGTGCAACATCAGTTATAGTTTGATTAGTTACATTATAATCAAATCCACCACGAAATCTTTGTGCTGGGGTTGATCTTGGGTTAGTTCCTGCACCGCCAAAACCCATTCTGCCCCTAGTTCTGGCAATTCTATCTCCGCCAAATCTTGAACCAAGGGCTCTTCCAAAAAAATATCCTCTTCCTATTCCTGCTTCCTGTAATGATGTTCCTCCTGCCTCTGCCATTTGTGATGCATAGGCACGTTCCTCCCCTGCCATATTGGAAGCCTGTCTCAGACGTTTTCCAATTTGACCCGCTATGATACTTGTGTAATCTTTGTTACCTCTAGTATCGCTGTAACCAACTGTTCCTGCTGCCATTACTGTTTTTGTTGCTCTTGTTTAACTTGTTCTAGATACTGGGTTAAGAGAGAAATATAAACTTGTCTCTCAAATGGCATCATATTCTCAATCTCAGTCAAAGAGTATTTATGATGTTGCATCAAAGCAAAGTTAGTCTTGTAATATCCCTCCAACGTATTGTGAAAGAGGGCTATCCGAAAAAAGATCCCAATCCAGATATTGTGTAATCAGACTCCACATCAGTGTTTGGGTTTTTAACCTTAAACTTGTGTTCTAGTCTAGGAGACGTCTCAAAGAATTTTTGTAGTTTTTCTAATTGTTGAGTTGTTAAACTTTCTACAAATTCAACAAATTCTTTAGGTGTAGTGGTAGATGAGTCAAATACCTCTTCTCCATCAAAAATTTGATCTATACTTTCAGCAACAATTTCTATAACCGTGTCCTCATTTACATCTTTTTGTGCAAATTGATTTTCCACAAATCTATCAAATGATGGATATTTCATAATAACACCCAAACTATCAGTTAACATAATTTTATTAGAATGTCCATCTGGGAAGTTTACTCGAACATCAGTAAGGTTTAAAGTATACTTTACTTGTGTTTTATTGTCATCTTGACAGGTGACGTTAATTTCAACCACTTCTCCAACTGATACTGCACGAATATTTAAGAAAATATACTCTAAGTCAAAAGTTGCAAGATTCTCAAGTTTTATTCTTGTAGTAATACAACCTTTTAACAAATTGAGTACAGCGTCTCTAATATTCTTTTCATCATCACTCTCAAGTGCCAATAGAAGCACTTTTTCCTCTTTTACTAAAAATGGACGAAATTTTATTTTTTTCTTATTTGAAGGAATTTCCAACTCATGAGTTGGTAAATCCATTGTTGGCAATGCCATAATATTTACTCCAAGGTCATATTTATATTTAGCTCAACTTTTAGAACTAAAAATTGGCGGAAAAATTTTTCCCGAATTTATGGAATTTGAAAGTGAATTTTGCTACGCAATGTAAATATCATCTTGGATGTCATTGTAATTACGTTCTTTCTTAACTCTGGGATTGAATTCTAAAAGATTAGCTAGATTAACTTTTCGATTTATGTCACTGCTAACAACATAATGTTTAGTGTAGTAGAACTGTGCAGTTACTTTTGTTATCTGTGCTGATCCAAACTGTAAAGGTACTGCATCAATAGCATATGGCCATGCTCTGTCTAATATAAATGTCATGGATGTTCTCTCACCAAAATTAAATCTAGGACCTAGTTCAGTTTTTGTGATGTATATTGTTTTACAATAATCATCTGGATAATTTAATGTTGTAGTCCTATTCTTAACTCTTGTTGCAGAGGTATATGCTGATTCTTTACTAGAACCAACATTATTATCCATGGTTTGATATTCAGCACCAGACTCATTACTCTCTTTAAAAATTTGTCCGTACCAATCATATAAAAATTTTAATGGTGTCATATCAGCATCACATTGAAATCCTAACTGCATTTCAGTAAATACTCTGGTGTGTGGATAATTTACCTCACCCTCACCTGTATACCTACCTTTCAATGTTCCACTCGCTGCTTGAGTGTTTGGTAATTGTGCTTCATCACACAAAAACTCAAATATATTACGATTTCCAGAAGGATTTGAAAACTCCTCCATTGAATCTCCTATTTTTACAACAAAGTTATTGCTCAACGACATTCCGCCGTTTGCATTCATTACTGCTAAGAATCTATCTATTGACACGCTAAATACCTATGTTGGTACAATTATATTTATGGCATATTCTGGGATTTATAAACCTATCAATCCCAAAAAGTATCGTGGCAACCCAACCAGAATTATTTACAGGTCACTTTGGGAGCGAAAGTTCATGGTGTTCTGTGATAATAATTCCTCTATATTAGAATGGGGTTCTGAGGAAATAATTATACCATACAGAGCACCAGATGGCAAAGTGCGACGTTATTTTCCTGATTTCTACATCAAAGTCCTTGAAAAGACTGGGAAGATAACCAAGTATATCATAGAGGTGAAACCTAAAAAACAAACACAACCACCGAATGTTAAAAACAAAAAGACTGCCAAGTATCGTAATGAAGCACTAACATACGCAAAGAA